GTTTCAGGACATCCTAGAGGGGGTTTGCCCCTCCTTCTCCTGCCTCGCCGCCACCGCCCGTCTCGTTACCGAGGGATCGCCCAACCGTTGGGATCGCTGCCGCAGGACATACGCAACTGATCCCATGATATTACCAGTTTTACCAATTGCAAGCTCTTTTTTTTCCATTTTGGTATTGACTGGCTATAACCATTCTGGTAATTGTAGCGCATCGGCACCCCGCCGTTGGAGCTACCCCCATGAACATTCTTTCAGAAGGCCAGCTTGTCGCCCTGATCGGCGCAGCGCCGTTTCTGGCGCTTAGCCTGATCTGGCTTATTCACGACAGCATTCAGATCGCCCGCGTGATCCGCTCAGAACGCTCTTCTAAACAGGAGCGCGCTGATGCCACACACATATGCAACCCGCGCTAACGCCGCTCGCGCTGCCAAAGCACAAGCCAATTAGTTAGGAGAATGGAATGAAACGCGTCAATTTTATTACAACCCTCAACGGAACGGAATATCGCGTCGGACAAGCTCAAGAGTGCGCGGCGGGTTGGCGATTTATATCGAATGTCGCCTCTCATAAAAGCAGTCGCAAAATGCACCCTACAGCCGAAGCCTGCACGCCGCGCTGGGTCAAAAATTGTAAAAAGGTTGAAGTTGAAAAAACAAACTAGGTCCAACCGTCGTTGGAGGGCGCAATAATGCCAAAGCTGAAAGCAAACGACTTTAAAGTCGAACACCACCCTTTGCCAAAATCTAAAGGCTACTGGGCGGTATCTGAGTTTCAAGGATATCTTGAGCTGTTTCCCGGTATGAAATCTGAAACGTGGAAACGTGTCTCGCCAAAATTCGAAACAAAACAGCAAGCAGAATTGTGGAAAACTAAAAACTTGCGCGTTGTGAACTTTTTGGCTGCGGAGGCACGGTCATGATCTTCAACAGTTTCGAATACGAGTTCGAGGAACTGGAAATCTATCCCGGCGTCTACGCCTACGGGATCGCTGATCTGGTACTTTTCGGCGGCAAGTTCGTGCTGACCGGACTGTGGACCGGCAACTGTCCCAAGAGCAGCGGCATGACAGTTCGCGGGTCAGACGATCCGATCTGGAAGCTGATTGAGGCCGCGCTGCTAAAGACGCCGGAATTCCTCATGGACGCTTATGAGCGCGATCAGGAACGTCAGCGCGAGGCTAATAGCGAGGCAGAACGCGCTTACGCATACGAGGATTAGGCCATGCAGTATCTTGGCTTATTCCTGCTTGGTTTTGCAGAACCAGCAATCCAATTCGTCGCAGCAGCGACAGCGTTTTCCTACATTTATCTGGAGTTCAACAATGAAAACCAGTGAGCAGATTAACGAGATCGCGGCTGCGCTTGCAAAGGCGCAAGCCGAGATCAAGAACCCGCATAAAGACAGTATCAACCCGCACTTCAAATCGCGATACGTCGATCTGGCCTCGGGTATCGACGCCGTGCGTGCGGTTTTATCGAAGAACGGCATATCAATCATACAAGCGCCGACTGTTGAGAACCTGTTTATCACTCTTGAAACCCGTCTGGCGCATTCGTCGGGTCAGTGGATTAGCTGCACTTACCCGGTGATCCAATTTCCTGCAAAGCAACAGGAAATTGGCTCGGCAATCACGTATGCTCGTCGATACAGCCTGTTCGGCCTTGTTGGGATCGCTGGAGACGACGACGACGACGGGAACGAGGCGTCCAAGCGCGATACCGCGCCGCCAGCTAAACAGCCGCCTAAACCCACCATAGGCTTGCCAGAAAGCAAGGTCGTTTACGACGCGCTGGCTCAGTCCCTGATCATGGCGCAGACGGTGCAGGAAGCTGATCAGTGGATGGCCGATAATCTTGAAGCGATTAACGGCCTGCACGACGATCACAAGGCCATGCTGCGCCGGTCGATCAAGGATATCCGCCAATCGCTTGCCAAGGCTGCCTGACATGCAACAGGGAAGCACGGAATGGCTGCAAGCCAGAGCCGGTAAGGTCACTGCGTCGCGCGTTGCTGACGTAGTGGCTAGAACGAAAACAGGATGGGGTGCGTCGCGCGCCAATTATATGGCTGAATTAATCTCGGAACGTCTGACCGGCGTTCCGGCGTCCAGCTTTACCAATGCGGCCATGCAGTGGGGAACGGACACCGAGCCGCAGGCCAGAACCGCCTACGCGCGTCATATGCAGATCGCGGTGGAAGAAGTGGGATTTATAGATCACCCGCTAATATTTATGTCCGGCGCGTCGCCTGACGGACTAATCGTGGATCAGCCTGGTCTTGTCGAGATTAAATGTCCCAACACTGCCACGCACATTGACACGCTATTGTTGAAATCTGTGCCGGGTAAATATCTCACACAGATTTACTGGCAGCTAGCCTGCACAGGTCGGCAATGGTGCGATTTCGTTTCTTACGATCCACGCTTGCCGGAAAACATGCAGCTATTTGTCCAACGGGTTGATCGGGATAGCGCGGAAATCGCGCGTCTTGAGGAAATCGTTGAGGAATTTCTTGCAGAGGTAGACGCCAAGATCATGGCGTTGCGGGAGATATACGAAATCAAAAAGGAAGCAGCGTAATGATTAAACGGCCAGACAAAATGTTTGGACCTGCCGGTGTTGAAACAAACGGCGAATGGAAAATCTCGTGCGTCACTAAAGGGAGGCTTTGCATATTTTTGATTGGCAATCACTGCACACACGTAAAGCCGTCCCTAAAGATCGCGGACACAGACAACACGCCAGAATGGTGTGAAATGCGGGAAGACATTGCAAATGAAATACAGAGACTGAAAAAGGGAGCAGCGTAATGGCTAATCACTACGAATTGTTGACCGCACGTCCGGGTAAGGAAGGCAAGGTTTGGTGGTCGCGTATTGGGACTATGTTCCCGGCCAAAGACGGCAATGGCTACAGCATTATTCTGGACGCCTACCCGCTACCAGACAAAGAAGGTCGCGTCTCTTGTATTGCGCGCGAGCCAAAGCCGCGAGAACAACCGGCTCAGTCAGGCGGCTATGCAGGAAATCTTAGCCACCAACTAGACGACGAAGTCCCGTTTCTCATGGAGTGGCGGTAATGCAATGGGTTCCGATTAATACAGAACTGGAACGCAAGCGCGCTCACGCGTGGATAGATCGTGCGCCTCCGGGAACAAAGATCGCGTTTCGTAAGGCCGACACGCGGTCGCTGGATCAGAACTCGCTCATGTGGTCGAGGCTGACGGAATTATCCCGTCAGGTTGAGTGGTATGGCCAAAAGCTGTCTGCCGAGGATTGGAAAGACATGCTGACGGCAAGTCTGCGTAAGGCTGTAGCGGTTCCCGGTATTGACGGCGGGTTTGTCGTTCTTGGCCTTCATACCAGCACAATGACGAAAGCGGAAATGGCTGATTTGCTCACGCTTATGGAAGCCTTCGCGGCAGAACGCGGCGTCGTGTTTTCTGATCAGGTTCAAGCTGCGTAACCCACACAAATAGGAGAATAACATGTTTGCCATTAAGAATGATGAAATAGATCAGTTTTCAATTTCTGGTGACATCAAGACAAAAAAGGTCATGATGACACCAGAAATGGCGAAAGCCATTCTTAAGAACAATAACGGCAATAGAAATTTGCGTCCTTTATGGGTCAATGCACTTGTAAATGCTATAAATAACAATCAATGGAAATTTACTCATCAAGCCATAGCCATTTCAAGCACGGGAAGGCTTCTTGATGGGCAACATAGACTTTCTGCAATTATTTTAGCAAACAAAGCAGTTCCAATCTTGGTTGCTGAAAATTGCGACGAAAGTTCTTTTGCATATATTGATAAAGGCGTAAAAAGATGCCTTGCCGACAATTTGTCTATCAATAAAAAAGTTGCGGAAATTTATTCATTTATGCTTAAAAGTTACGGGTTTCGTTATGATAGCCCGGCGGCAGCTATTTCTCTGCAAAACTCAGATGTAGGTTTCATATCAGAGTATTTGATTAATACTTGCAATACCACTCGTCGAGGCGCGTCAACAGCAGCAGTAAAAACAGCGGCAGTAATATGTGCGTATCAAACAAGACAGATTGATGTTATTTGCGACAATTATAGGAACTTTATTCTGGTTGAATACGATAAAATGACACCGGGGCTTAAATTACTTGAAAGACAAATATCAACCGGCACAGCAAATTCTGGCAAGGCATACGACATGTATGCTCGGGCGTGTAAAGCATTTTACATGTTTAACGAAATGACATCGATTTTAAAAATATCAGAAAATGAGGTGAAAAATTATTTCAGTATTTTAGGAAATATTGTTGAAGAAAACATCCAAAAATAAGGTTGCGTAATGGCTCGGCAGGAATTCACCCGCTCTGTGAAGGTGGCCGCGATTAAGCGCGCCACCGTCAACGGACAGGTTTACTGCGAAGCCTGCGGGTGCATGACAAAAGGAAAATTTGAAATTGACCATATCCGACCAGACGGACTGCTCGGTGAGCCTACGATCCAGAACGCAAGGATTTTGTGCGGCCCCTGTCACAAGGAAAAAACGAAATCTGACGTGCGTAGCATTGCGAAAGCAAAGCGCGTTGAAGCTCGCAATCTTGGCATACGCAAGAGCGGCAAAGGCTTCCCGCGACGCGAAAAGGAAAAGCTGGAACTGACAAAGGTCGTATCACGACGGCCAATGTATGAGGAAATCAATGGCTGAGCGGATACAAGCCAAAGACGCCGCCAACATTCTTGGCATTTCAGCCGGGAATGTCATAGCCTTGGCATGTCGGGGAGAACTGCCCGGCTCAGCAAAAATCGGCGGTCGCTGGACCTTTGACCAGAAAAAACTCCGCGACTTTATAGCCGAGAGGGAGGCGGCATGTCTGACCAAAATCTCTATAAGAGAGCGGGCATATATTGGCTGCGCGCCACCGTTAACGGCGTCGAATGCCGAGAAAGCCTACACACAGACGATATTAAAGATGCGCGGAAAGCACGGGACAAGCGCCTCAACGAGCTTAAAGCAGCGCGCAAACGCGGTCAGGCCCGGAAATCGTGGCTAGAGGCCGTGGCGGAATGGTTTGCACACGCCGAGGATCAGATCGCAGCTTCAACCGCTATGAGATACGCCGTGTCGCTTGAACAGGCTAAACCCTACCTGTCCCGCTACAGCGTGGATCAGATCGACGGTCAGGTAATAGCCGGTTACATGACGGCTCGGCGGAAAACGGGAGCCAGTGCGGCCACGATCCGGCGCGATCTGACCGCTATTAGCCGGGTGCTGGAATATGCGGAGGCTATGGAATGGAGGGAAGGCAACCCTACCCTGTCCAAACGCCGTCTGCTCAAAGAAAGACGCAATCCGAGAGCTTTGCCACAGGCAAGATATATAGAGGAAATAATAGAGGCTTCAGGACCGCGCTTTGGAGCGCTAATTCGCGCAGCGTGGCTTACCGGGTGCCGTCAGGGCGAGTTGGTCACGGCTAAATGGATTGGCTTCAATGATAAGGCCAGAACCCTCGAGGTCATAGGCAAAGGGAACAAGCGGCGGGTGATTACCCTGTCCGTTGACGCATGGCGGCACATTTCGAGCCAGCCGCATACCCTCGGTAGCGATTTAATCTTCTGCCAAGCCGACGGCGAGCCATTTAGACAGGCCGCATCAGACTTCACGCACCACCGGCGGAAAGTAGCCTCTCAATCGGCCAGAAAAGGCCGTCCGTTCGTTCCGTTTCGTTTTCACGATCTGAGGCACCTGTTTGCCGTCGAAGCGCTACAGAACGGCATGAGCATTTACGATTTACAGCACCACCTCGGCCACACCTCGGTCAAGACGACGGAAATTTATCTTGAGTTCCTGACGACGGAGCAGAAAGCCGTCGCGAAAGCCGGGTCGGCACAATTTGTCGGCACAGCAAAACATAGGTAATTGATAATGCTAGCATTAAGGCTGATATTTACGGGTCTTGAAAACCGCCGTGGGGGCAACTCCACCGTGGGTTCGAACCCCACCCCTTCCGCCATATATCAAACACTTGCAGCCGCTTTTGGCCTGTGGATAAATCGGGCCAGTTCTGCAAATATCCCGGCACAATTAGGTCCGACTCGGCACATTATTCGGCACAGTCGTTTCCCGCTTTGTTCCGGGAGGCGCGCATGAACCCGCAGGAATTTTTATCCGAGGCGTCTGCTATCATTGGAGAGCGTGGCCTGGACTATGGCGGGATTGAAGACAATTTCGAGAACGTGGCGCGGATTGCAAACGCAATTTTAGGCCGTGCGCTGACCGCTCATGACGTTGCGATTATTATGGCCTCGGTCAAGCTGGCGCGTATGCGGACAAGTCCGGCTAAGCGGGACAATTATCTTGACTGCGTGAATTACCTCGCCTTTGCCGCCGAGATTAAAAAATGACGGCATACGAGAAAATCAAAAAGCGCTGCGCTGAAGACCCTGAGTTTCGCGCTCGCTACCTCAGAATGAAGGCAAAGAACAATCAAGCCGTGCGGGATCGCGCAAAGGCAAAAATGACGCCTGAACAGATTGAAGAACGCCGCAAACGGAATGAGGAAAAACGCATTGCAGCGGTAAAGGCGGCGCATGAACGGAAATATGGGTCAAAACCAAAACAGGAAAGACGACCTGATTTGCCTTGGTGGAAGAAAGACAAGCCGGGCAGGATCGTCTCTCTCTGCGGCTGGAATGGGTGGGGATAGCGGAATGACTGATTGGCGCGCTGAACTAATAAAGGACATGATAAATGCGATGTATAAAGTTGAGAACATGCAATGTTCAAAACTTTTAGTTATGGCCCGCGCCGCACTCGCAGTCGCTGAGCCGGTAATACGGGAGCAGGCGGATAACGCTCTGCGGGAAGAAAACGCACGGCTGCGAGAGGCGCTGGAGCCTTTCGCTCCAGATTCACAGTGGATAGATCCAGCTATCCCTGATGGGCGACCGATTGACGCAATGTTCCTAGCCGGTGAACTACGCGCCGCCCGCGCCGCTATTCGGGAGGGAGGGAATGATGGAAAAATTTGACGAAAATTCCTGCTGCCCAAAATGCGGAAACAAAGATGTTTGGTCGGCGGGGTATGAACATGACGATAACCGCTGGCTTCATCACATAACTCAAGTCGTAAGGGAAAAGCGCGAACACATTAGGCGCACTTGCGGACGTTGTCATTACATGTGGAATGAGGCACCATTGGACGCCGCTATTGGAGAGGGAGGGAAGGGGAATGAAAACAACGCCTGAACAATTAAAGCGCCTTGCAAACGAGCAACACGCTGAAATCACCCGCCT